TGGAGCAGGATAGTCATCCCAAATATTTAACCATACGATTGGAATTTTATTTCTTATTTCTCTTTCAATTTCAAATAACCAAATCCAGTATCTAGGGTCAGTAAAAATAAAAATAGCATCTGGTTTTTCTTTTTCTAGTAAGCTTCTAATTAAGGTACTATTTCCATAACCTTCAAAAGGCATAATATGCACTTTTGCATCAGTTATACCTGCATTTTTATTTACGTCATCAGAAATGTCTACAAGTTTTCCATTCTCTGGATGTTTAAGAGCAGCTCCAACTTGGAACCAATTGTATTTATGCGCTGATCCGACCACTAATTCCCTAGACATTGTTGCTATCCCAGAGTGCATTCTTAAATCATCACTAAGTAAAAGTATTTTCTTTCTTTTACTCTTTTCAATATAACCTTCTACCATTATTTACTGTATTTAATATTATTTTGTTTATGTATCTTATCCTTAAAGGTCTTATCAGTAAGGTATAAATAAATTGCACGATCTGCAAGCTTTTTAAAAGAAAAATTTTCTTGAAGGCAAGCCATTTTAAAATGATCGAAAAGGGGTTGAGTAATTTTAACCGAAGTTAATTTTTCATTTCTTATCATAACTATATATCTTTATATATTTATATATAAATAGGCTAAAATCCCGAAAATGGTAAACAGTGATCACACTTACCAAGAGGAGACTTACAGCTATGGTCTATATCTAAATACTTACCTTTATCATCTAATACATTAGTTAAAAAATTATTCATAGACTCTATAACTTGTTTAGTTTTTCTAGGGCCTGAGTTAGGTTTAAACTCTTGAACTCTTCTTTGCATAGATGCAAATTCAGCATCTTTAGGTACTCTTCTTTTAACTATAAAGAACTCTACATTAATCTTACTAGGGTCTATGTTAAATTGCTTAGCAAAGAACTCTCTATATAAGATAACCTGAGCAGTTAGGTTAGGATTCTTTTTGTAAGTATCATTCCATCCTCTAGTAGAAGTCTTTATATCCATAACTGTCCAAGTATCAGTATTAGGGTGATAGAAGACTAAGTCAACTAATCCTTTAAATACCACACCTGGTTTAATCTGCTGATATAATAATGTCTCTACTCCTGCAAGCTTCATAGTCTTAGTACCGAAGTATATAGACCTCTTCTTTTTAATAAAGTCTAATATATGTTTACCGTCTAACCAAAAGCTATTAAGTTCATCTGCATTAGAGTAGTGCTCATGACCGTTAACTGCCTTACCTGATCTATATGCTTTAATCATATTGTCATATAAAAGGTTATTAATATCTATTTCATTAGCATCTTTAACAGAGTTATGATACATTACCTCTAAGTAATGCTGTAACGTTTCATGAAATGCTGTACCAAAAGTAGTATAGATATTTTGAGTAAACGGTACTGCTCTCTTTCTATATTGCATATCCCATAACTTAGGACATTTGTTATAAGTGCTAATAGAACTATACGAAATGTGAGTTAACTTAGAAGGTGTTTGTTTGATTTTACTCTCCCAAACGACCTTCACAGGTCCTTTTAGTTTTCTTTTCAATATATTTTATTTAGATTTCTTCCATAAACCCTTTTGTACTATCTGAGATATAATACCATAGTTACTTAAGTCTTGAAAAGTATCTATTAAAGATTCGTTGTGAGCTTTTCTATTTGATAGAATCATATTCTTCCATCTATTTACTTTATCTGATATTCTATACCAGAGTCCAACTAAAGCGAAGTCAACTTCTTCTTGATTTACTAATTGAGTACCAGCGGCTACATTACCCATACCGTAGTCTAAATGCTTCTTAGCAAATAGTTCAAACTGTTCGTCTGATATATCTTTATAGGCTTTGTAAATAAGTGGGTACTCTTTTTTTAGTACCGGGAGGGCTTTTATAGGTTCTTTCATATAATTAAGATAAGAAAAATATCTATAAGAACCAACTACATATAGATAATTCTGCTGTCGTCTCCTCTATTAATTTTACCTCTTCGTCCATCAGCAAGAGTAACAACAATGCTGTTAGGTTTAGTTTCAAATCTTGGTTTCTTATCTAAAAAAGTTCTAGTACCGTCTTTTTCTATAATCATGTACTTAGCATAATTTTTTGTAAAGTCTTTAAAATCTCCAGTAGACTCTTCTTCTATTACTTTACTATCTTTATCGTAATGATCTCCATCATTACCATTCTGACCTATAATATTCATTCTGTTTTCATCATAATCTTCAGGAAAGATTCTGCTCTCTTCTTTAGATACTTCTTTTTCACCGTATATGTTTTTTAATTTCCTAGGGTAAGCTATATCAAAAGCAAAATTAGCAGCTACAACTAATGAAATTGCTAAAGGATCGAATACAAAAATAATTACTAATAAAAGAATATTAATAATAACATCCATTGGAGTATCTGTTAAACCGGATAAATATTTTAATGGTCCTAATTCTCCAGCTATCTCTGAATTATTATTTAGGTTAAGTATTTGTAATTTAAATTTTTGTAAGCTATCAGCAGCTATCTGTCTTTTTTCTTGAACAGCTTTTCTATTCTCTTCTTCAACTTCAATACGTTTCTGCGAAAGCCTAAGTTCGGCAGTAGAGATGGTTGATCTAACGCCCCCAGAAACCGTGGTGTCTCGTACCTGGATCGACTGAGCCTTGGCATTAGAAAGAATAGCAATATTACTGCTAATTTGTGTAAGCTCTTTTTCGTAGCGTTGTATATCGTCTTCATAAAATTGTGCTTTATTATCTAAAAATTCTATTTTATTTTCATTAATTAGTAAGTTAGCATAAGTATCTTGATATGCTGCACTTAAAAATCCATAAATACCCATACTAGTAATAACTACTAATACTATAGCAGCCACAATAAGATACGCTCTAAGAGCTTTATTTATAGTATCCCAGTACTGGTATAAAAGCGATGCTATAACTAACTTAGCTACTTCTAAAGAACCAGCCATTATAATTACTTCAAATTGTGCTCCTGCAAATAGCTTACTTAATCCATATACTGAATAAAATGCTGCTGATGCAGATACTGATAGAGCAGAAAAGGCAATAATAAAAGGAAATAAACCTTTTTTCACATTTTTCCACATAATATTGTTTATTATAAATAGTTAAGTTAGTTGCCAATCACTTGAAGGAGTACGGCAGCTAATCCTATTGCAGATCCTATTTGGTAGAGTTTCTTTTGCCTATTAGCTTTTTTTAAAGCTGATTGTAGATCTTTAGATAAGTCAGCTTGAGTGTCTATTTGACTATCTTTCTGTAGTATAATGCTGTTTAAAGTAGAAGTTTGAGTCTTAAGATTATTAACTAAATCCGACTGTGTGACTAACTTTTCGTTAGTAACTGATATCAGCTTAAACATAGCATCTAATTCTTTTGAACTAGCATCTCCTTGTATTAAATCCTTTATAACTAATTTAGCTATAGGGTTACTTAACTGTATCGTTTTCGTAGAGTCTGCCTTTATATCGTTCTGCGAAAAACTGCTCAAGCATATCATCACCGAAATAATCGATAGCATCAAGCTTTTGTTTAGTTTCTTTTTTAATAACATTTATGTTTCTATTTAAATTATCTATTTTAATATCGTAAGCTGCTACTGCTTTCTCTAGTTCTTTAGATTCTACCTGTAAGCTATCATTAACTGTTTCTAATGATAAAATTTTTTGTTGAAGAATATTAATTTGAAGTTCATACTTAGCAATATCTATAGTAGGTTTTTTATCTATTATATAGAAAATAGCTAAAGTAGTAAGACACAGTAATATAACACTTGTTCTGTTCATTATTATAATATAAGAAAACTAATTCGATTAAGCAACTAGTGCTGCTTGAAATCTTTCCCATTCAAAGGCTGATCCTGGATCTACCTTACCTTTTCTATCTCCTCTAACGTGATCTCCAGAACAATCTGAATGTCTTACAATGTTAGAAGCTGGAATATTATATTGTTTCATCCACCATTTACAAGTAGATAGTGCTGATTCAAATTGAGCTTCCGAGTAAGTACCTGGTTGTTTAATTGCCTGTGTAAAAGAGTAGTACGACTGTTTGCCTGGCACTAGTAACTCAAAGCCTAAGTAATGAGAGTTTAGGTTAGATAACCCATCCCATTTTGATTTACCGGCATGAAAAGCTTTACCAGGAGAAGAGATCATTTTCTCATAAGTTCCATCAGGGTGAATAAATCCATGTACGGATAATTTTAACTCCTTTAAGAAATCGTGGGCTGTTATCCACTCGTCCTTCCATTGAAGGTATTCGCCCATACTATGTATTACTATTCCTTTTGGTATAATTGCCATCTTAACTACATTATTTAAAATTTACTTTCGTTTAATAGTTCATCTATAACTTCTTGAATGTCTTCCCATGAATCCTTTATAGCAAAATCTAAACCTGCTTTAAAATGTTTTTCATCGTACCCGTCAAAAAATATAATAATATGTGGAATTGTTCTAACTTTATGGTCTTTTTTAGCTTTAGGTGATTTAGAAATATCTACTTTATAGTATTTAATACCTTTTAATTTACCCCAATCACTAAATGAATTAGAATCATTAAATGAGGCCCAAAACTCTACAACTACTATTGAAATGTCATCATCTTGAAAAGCTGATCGACCATTTATAGCTTCTTCAAAATTATCATCAGTTAAGATTTGCTGGCTGAAATTGCTCAGTGAAAATAATAATAATAATGCAACTATTAAATTTTTCATGTTATTATCTTTTTTGAAGATCAAACAACCTCTCATCTATCTTCTTAAGTTGTTCTTTTATTTCTTCTACATCATCCTGAGTATTGATAATTGCATCTCTAATAGCTTCATCTTTCATTTGAAATTCTATTCTTTGAATCTCTGGTGCTGGAAGTTCTTTAGCTTCTTCAATGTCAGCTTGGAGTGCGAACCACATTCCTATTAAAGATGATAGCCCTACTACTATTAATCCAATTGTTTTAAGGTCTAAGGTAATCTTAGTCTCCTCTCCTATTTGTTTTGCCATTTCTTAGTCTAATAAAAACCCATATGGAGTAGATGTTATATCTTGTCCTATTGGAAAGTTTTCTAATCTCATTGATACTGTCATTGTTCTCTGAATATATGGATTGTAGAACTCTCCTTCAACAGTTAAACAAATTAATGAAGGGTCATAAAAATTATCTTCATCTGGTTTAACAATTTCTCCTACTATTACTTCGTTCCAAACTATATACTCATCGTTACCAGGTATTTCTACACCAGCATATTTGTTATCTGGGCTTTCCCAAGTGTAAGTACCTACATCCAATAATGAACCATCATCTACTGCATCTGAATCTAATAAGTACATTGCAAAGTGTTGTCTATCTAACCTTGCTTCACCATCATCTATTTGAAGATATAGAATAAATATTTTTCTTAGTTTACCATTAGCTCCTAATTGTTCTCCTCCAAAAGAAGTTACTATAGAGTATCTTTCATAGGGGTCAAATGAATCTCCATCTAAACTTATTTCAAATAATAGTTCTCTTTCTTCTGCTACATCATCTTTGGAACATCCAAGGAAAAGTATAAGCGTTAAAAATAGTATTAATTTTTTCATTATCTTTCTTATTTAAAGGTATAATTTAAACCGAATGTAGATTGATATAATTCACTATCCCACATCTTTGTATATTCACCTTCAACAAATATACCTATATTTTTTCCTACTTTCCAACCAAATGCTATTCCAGCTGAATAATCATCCCATTGTTCTTGATCGTTATCTAGTACTAATCCACCCTTTCCCCAGTTATTTCTATTTAGGTAAGAAAACTCTTCTTCTCCTTTAAAGTACTTATGGTAAGGAAGTATGTAGTTTGCATAACCATGTAACCAGAAGTCTCTTTTATAATGATAAAAATCAAATCCAACGATAGGAGCTACTTCAACCCATGAGTCTAATTCCTCCCAAGCTTCGTTATTATACCTATTCATCAAATCTCCGAATACATTTTCTCTAAAATCAATGTCAGAATATGCTACTATTTCTCCGTTTTCATTTTTCCAAATCCAATCTTGAGTTGTAGCTCCAGTATTAACATCTGTATAAGTTGTAAAATGGTCTGAATAACCATATTCAAATCCTAAAGTGTACCAAGGATTTGCTGGGTATTCAAATTCTTCATCAGTGTTAGGATCTGTGTACATTTTAGTTTCATTTAACCATATTTCAATTGGATTGTATCCATATGCTCTTTCATGTCCTCTTGCTATTGCTCCAGCTGATATAGAAAACTTCTTACCTATTGGTAGTCTAGCTCTTACTTCTGCTGAGAAGTACTCTAGGTTTATCTTATCTTCTTCTCTGCTTTCAAGTTTAACAATATGATACTTACCTGTATGTTTTAAAAACAAGTGATGGTTCTGAAATTCTTCACCTCTCCATCTTTCTTTTTCAAAATGAATCTGATACTCTAACCCTTTAACTGCTGATGTTGGAGCTGCAAATGTTAGTTGGTTCTCTGTTCCGTCGTAAAAGTTTTTAGGTTTTCTTTCGTAATCATATCTTGCTAGTTTTCTAATACCAAATCCAAGTCTATAATCGAATGGATATACTGGTGTAACATCTATTACATCTGGTATAGAATATAAACTACCATCTTGGTTAGTTCTTACAAAGTAAGATGGTGCTGCTGCTTCAATAGAGTTAGATATATCTCCAGCAACATAAACTGTACCGTATTTTAAGAAATCGTCGTATATGGATTTAAAAAGGTTAGGTTTATCCTGAGCGTTAGCTGCGGTGCTAAGGCATAACAGGGTGATTAGTATTAATTTTTTCATAATAAATATTTTTATTTTTTACTGCCAAATATTTTTCCTGCTTCTGCTATACCGAATGAACCAAGAACAATATATACAAAAGAATCGTATATAAATTCATTGATTACTAAATCTTCACCTACATAACCTGTAACCAGGTCTGCAACTGCAAAAAGTACCATAATAGCGAATGCCATGAAACCAACTACTGATTTTTCGTTGATATCATTTTTTTCTTTGAATATGTCTGTAAAAGCCATCCATTTAAGTTTTAAGTTATTAAACATACGAAAACAAGTTTAGGTGTAACGGTTTAATAATAAATAGCTAATATGACTAATAAAAAAGAGGCCGAAGCCTCTAATTATTTATCTGAATAAATTTCATCTTGTAATCCGGAGAATAATCTACGAACTGAGATCCTTGATCTCTTTGGGTCTGAACTCTTCATTGACGTGTCCACAGTCTCGGCAGTTAAAGACCGGGATGGGGATGTAGGATGTTTTGCCTGTTCCTGTAAGGATTCCTGAGGCTTTTCTGAGAATGAGTCCTTGTTCAAAGTAGACTCCTCCGCATTTTTCGCAGGTGACTGATTGGGTTTGGGTGATATCGACATTTAACTGGTTGTGCATAACTTGTTTTTTTATACTAAGATTATTTCTTAGCTTTAGGCTTGCGACCTCTTCTTTTTCTGCCTTTTACAGCTTTTACTACGTCTTTAACTTCCGCTTTTACAACCTTTGCTCTAGCTTTAACTTCAGCAACTGTTTCTTTGACGTCTTCTACAGCATCTTCTACTGCATCAGGGATTAGATCTCCATCGGAGTCTTTAATTTTTCCGGCTTTAACGAAATAGATAGTCACTCCTCCTGAAACGAGCAATATACCTAGAATAATAAAAATAGTGTTCATAGTAATTGTTTTTAATAAATAGATTGTTTAGACATTTTAGTCGGCTGCCAGTAAGTTCCGTATTTTTTTTCCATTCTAAAATAGAAATCAGCTAAATCTTTAGCACTAGTATTAAGTACTTCTTTATCGTATTGCTCGCTAGTAATTTTAAACTTAACTAAAAACAGACGTTTAATATCATCTAGTTTTCTATCTTCTTCTTTTTCGTGATCTTCTAATAGTCTTTTCATTCTAGCTCTATCTATGGAAGTCTCTTGATGATACTTACTATGATCTACTTCCCCTCCTGTAGTAATAGCAGATAAGTATTTATCATTCATATTATGCTGTACTAACTCCATCTCCATTAGATAGGGACCTACTTCGAAGTCACCATTGAGAATTCTATCTATAAGAGGTTTACGTTTATCGAGAGGTTTATTCTTAGGGGTATAGCTTCTCCACCACATAAATCTATCGTAAGGCTTTTTAAAGTAACGTTTAGATAAAGTACGTTCTATAAAAGACCTAGTAAATTTAGGCTTCATTGGTAAGATATGTTCCATAAGTAAATATAAGAAAATTTACTCAAATAAACAACTATAAAAATTTATATTCAGTAAAGCCGCATTGTCTACTTAATATAGAAGAAGCTCGATTCCAATCATCGTTATATAGGTACTGAATATCTTTATTATAATAGTCAAAATTATATCTAATTCCTTGACGATAAAATTTAATAGCTGAAGAAGCTTCAGGTTTTTCTTTCGATAAAAATGCTCCACCTGCGTAAATCGTATTATCTTCTAAAATACAATTAGAGGATTTCCAGTCTGTAGTTATATGTTTATCGTTAGTCCAGTGCCACCCTAAAGGTTTTTCTTCAAACATCCATAAATGACATACAGAGCCGAATTCAAGTCTTTTTTTAAATTCATCTATATCAGGACAGTCTTTCCATTCCAATTCGTTATTAATTTTCTTTATAACATCAGTAGCATTAAAATACCATTCTCTATAATGATTTTTAGAAAGAGGTTGAAACCAGTACCTATCGTCGTATTCATAACCACGTTGATCAGATTTATGTAACCTTAATTGTGTTTTCATTAGTAAAGTGTTTTTCGTTCTTTAAATTTTTTAGTATAGAAAACTATAAGTGATTTACGTCTGCCTTTAGTGACTTTACTAACTGAATGTATAGTTTTAGCACCATCATAAATAATATAATCACCAGGTTTGTTTAAATCAGCATTCTTATCTCCTATAATAAGGTCTCCTCCTATACTATTTTTTTCTAGGACCAATGATAATGTAGTTCTAGAATTAGTATCAAGATGAGGTTCACCAAAGTCTCCTTTTGAAAATTCAACTGTGTAGATAGATTGTATATCTCTTGTGTTACCCTTAGTGATATCATGTAATAAACTATTTAAGTTTTTATTCTCTATACTGAAGTGAATTAAGTTAACATTTTGAAATCTAAATCCTTTTTCCTCTGTTCTTTTTTTATGAAATGGATTAAGAGCATTTCTTCTTTCCATTTCTTCTACACTAGCTAGAGGGGTAATTGATAGTTGATATAAAATACTATCTAATTTTTCTTTAGATAATTCCTTCTTCATCGCATGCAATTTGAAGTCCAACTAAAAGAGAAGCTCCATTATACTCTTTTTGAACTTCTGCTGCTCTTTCAGTTACTGTAGCTATCTTTCCGGCACCAACTGCTGATGCTATCAATTCTAATATTTCTTTTTCTCTTTTCTCTTCAGGACATAGTAAATTTGATGTAGGATTTTCTAAGTACTTTTTTACTGAATCACTCATTATATAATTGTTTTAGGTTTAATTGGTTTTCTATATTTCTTACTAGGGTGAAGCATATCTCTTAATTTTACTTTATCTAAATCTAAATCAATTTGATCTACAATGCTATTAAAAACAGTTATATCTTCTGAGTATAAGTCTTCATATAGAATATACGATTTTTTATTCAAATAAGCAACTGCCTTAACTTCTTCTACACATTTAGTCATATGTTCAACAACCCATTTATCCATAGTGATATTTAATGGATTAAAAGTATAGCTCATATGCCATTTAGACACTGTAGGGTATTTCGCATTTTTGAGTTCTTTGTTATTTATAGCCCATTGAAAACTTTCTATAGCAAGCTTAGCATTTTTTCTAGTTAAGTAAATTACTTTATCAAATTTACTTATATAGTTCAAATACCATTTACGAGGTCTATGAACACTTAAAACCTTAACAATTTTATTATTCGAAATATTGTTGCCTTTATTATTTATCTGGTCTTCGGTTAAGCCTTTTATATTTAACGGATTGAAAGGTTCTAAAGAGAATTTAAATTTAAGTAACTTAGCTAAAGCATAAGTAAGTTCGGTAGAACCTGATCTAGGCGATGCAAAAATTAAGATTTTCATAAAAAAGTATCTTTAAATATGCTCTTAAATTCTTCGTAACCATTAGCAGCATTTTCTTTCCATTTATCAATGTCACCATCATCACTAACCCATTTGTAACTGTGACAAAAAACTCTAGCTGTTTGACATGCTTTAGCAATACCGTACAACTCCATATCAACAATATCTATATCGTCTCTATAATGAAAAGTATTAGATTGTGCTTTTTTACTTTTATCATAGAAATGATCAGTAGTACAGCAAATTATATCTCCTTTGCCTTGTAAAGTTATATCTACATCGTTAGTTAAATTCATTACGTCTAAATCATTAATGACTTTACCTATCTTAAACACCTCTCCTATAGGAATATCTTTAACAGCCCCGCAAGAGCCAAAGTTTACTACTAATTCTGGTTTATGAATATTAATTAGTCTTGCTGTTTCTACAGCTGCATTGACTTTACCGATACCGGTAATATGTATTTCGTTATCAAACAAATAAGAATCGCCATGTTCTAGATCTGTAGCTGATAGTAGTAAAATTCTACTCATACTTAATTAAAGACTTTACGTTAGAATCTGCTATTCCTATATCAATTAAACAGACCTTGCCGATCACATCATAGCCACACGTATACGCAAGCTCTTCCGCTGCCTCCATTGTACCTCCAGTAGCAAATACATCATCGACTAGCACTATAGAACCAGAACCAGGGGCCATCTCTAATGAACCAGAAGCATATTCATATTGATAGTCTAAAGTAAATAGATTTTTATCTGGCAGTTTACCAGGTTTTCTTATTAACTTAACTCCTCCTTGTCTCATAGCAGCTATACCGGCTGCAAATAAAAATCCTCTTGATTCGATTCCTACCCAGTAATCAGGGGATTCATCCATCGAGCTCATTTGCATGCAAGCATGTGTAAAAGCATCTGAGTTAGCTAATAAAGGTTGAATGTCTCTATATACTATTCCGTCTACAGGATAGTCGTATATTTTTTTAATGTATTTTTTTAGGTCCATACTATAATATATGAAAATATTAAGTTATATCAAACTGTTATTAATAAGTAAATCATAATTATTTTTAACTCCTATCATATTTAAGTTATACTCTTTTGCTAATATTGTAACAGCAGTTCCTTCCCCAAACCCTATACCATTCTTAGCATACCTACTTAAATAGGTTCTAGACCAATCAGCTGTTTCAGAGTTAAAAATGCCTTCAATGTGGGCTTGTAACTCTTTACTACGGCACGCGATCTCTATAGTTTTTGATGAATATGGAAAAGAAAGAAAAGCTTCGGTTATATAATTGAATGGTTTATCTAATCCATGCTCGGTCATAAATGCAAAATACTCTTTATACGCATTATTCCGTCCTTTAAGTCTATTTAACTTTGTTAAATGTTTAGGTATAATAACAGATGAGTAAAAAGCAGAGTCGTTCTCTACTATCAGCTTATTAAAATTAACTCTCAGAAAATCAGCATCAACATAATTTACTCTCTCTTTATACTCCAGCAATAGCTTAAATAAGAACGTTAACTTTGAATAGTAACTAAATTGAGATCTTCCTATTACCTCCTCATATTGGTAACTAATACAATTATCGAAATATTGCGGTTGATCGGTTAGTACGTGAACGGTATCAATTTTACCTACTTTATTAATCTCTTTACCAAACCTTTTTATAAACTCTGCACCATGACAGACAGTTGCGTATAACATATATAATAAATAGAAAATTTATTGAGACTACCAAACTTTTTAACACTTTTTTTTATATTTATTAAAATATGGGAAGTATTATTGATTTAATAGATTTGTTTAACGAAGATAGAGGTGATTCTATCTTTTACTTCTTTGCTGGTTGTATGGTTGCTATAATTATTTCTGCTTGGTGGCTTGCAAAACGCTCTTTTGATAACCCTGAAAATACTTTCCATAGATATTTCGATGAAAATGGAGATGAATTTGTAAAAAATAAAAAGGGTAAATTAATAAAAAAACCCCACCGATTAGGGTAGGGTTAGTTCAAAATGCGCGTGGCGACTTCGTCGAGAGAGAAAAACGCCCTCCCTACGCTTTAGTAGCCTCCATATTAGCCTTTTTGTAAGGCGTAATTAATTTTTTGATCTCTCCTGCTGCTTTTCTAGCTCTTGCTTGAGATGCTTTAGTAGATCCGGAGTTGTTCTCCTCTAAGATAGCAAACTGAGTTGCTAATTGTTCAAATAATTCGTCTTTCATAATTTAATTTAATTGTGCTAGTTTATCCTAATAGCATACTAGGATCGATACCAGCTGGTTTATCGTCTTTATCTTCAGGGTTTTTAGTTACTACTGCCTCAGTAATAAGTAAGGTTCCTGCCACAGATGCAGCATTTTCTAATGCCAATCTGGTTACTTTAGTTGGGTCTATAATACCTGCTTCAAACATATTAACTATTTCTTTGATTCTAGGATTATATCCTTCCCATTCGTTACCGTTATCTTTAATCTCTGCTTCTATATCGTGTATGTCTTCTATCTCTATACCTGCGTTTGTAAGTATCTTTTCAAAAGGTTTCTCACAAGCATTTATAACAATATCATAACCGGTAGAAATATGTTCATTGCTATCCTCTGGAATATTATGTATTATTTGCATTGCTGCGTTTAGTAGAGCAATTCCTCCCCCGGGTAGAATACCTTCTTCCAATGCTGCTTTTGTAGCATGTAAAGCATCTTCGACTCTATCCTTTTTCTCTTTCATCTCTATCTCTGTATGACCTCCTACATGAACGATAGCTACTCCTCCAATGAACTTGGCTAATCTATTTTGTAGATTCTCTTTTTCAAATGGTGATGTAGATTCATCTATTTGAGTTTTTATCTCTTCTACCTTCTGTGTAATTTTATCTTCTTCTCCTTTAGCGTCTATAATAGTAGTAAATTCTTTAGAAATAGTAGCTTTATTAGCTTTACCCAACCATTTAGTATCAAATTTATCTAACCTCATACCTTTCTCAGAAGAAACAACTTGTCCACCAGTTAAAATAGCTATATCCTCCATGATAGCTTTTTTTCTATCACCGAATTCTGGTGCTTTAACTGCAGCACATGCTAGGATACCTCTCATTTTATTTACTACTAATGTAGATAGTGCTTCTCCATCTATATCGTCAGCAATAATTAATAATGACTTATTTTGTTGAGAAACAGCCTCCAAGATAGGAAGTAACTCTTTGACCTGATTTAGTCTTTTATCGACTATAAGAACGAAAGGTTCTTTCAGTACTGCTGTCATAGAGTTATTATCAGTAACAAAATATGGAGACTTATAACCTCTGTCGAACTGCATTCCTTCAACCGTCTCTAAGTACGTTTCTCCGGTTTTCGACTCTTCTATCGTAACTACTCCATCTCTTCCTACCTTGTCCATGGCTGTTGAAATTAATTCACCAACTTCTGTGTCATTATTAGCAGATATTGTAGCAATTTGTTTTAATTGCGCCTCATCTGTAATTTCTTTTGAATACCCTTCAAGGTACTCTACTACTTTTTTAGTAGCTTCATCAATACCTTTTTTGATTTCTACTGCGTTTGATCCTGCTTCCAGTCTCTCTAAACCTTCTGCTAATATAGATTGTGCTAATAATGTAGAGGTAGTAGTACCATCCCCGGCATAATCAGCTGTTTTAATAGCAGCTTGTTTTACAATTTGAGCTCCTAAGTTTTGTATTTTATCTTCTAAAACAATTGATTTAGCTACTGTAACTCCATCTTTTGTAGATATAGGATTACCCATATCTTGTTCTATAATAACATTACGTCCAGAAGGACCTAAAGTTGCAGTAACTGCATCAGCTAGTTTATTTACCCCGTTAGATAATTCTATCCTTGCAGGGTTTGCAAATGTAATTTTTTTACTCATGATTATATGTCGTTATGTTTAGTTTCTTCCCTAATAACAGCTAGTATTTCTCTATCTTGAGCTACTAAATACTCTTCACCTTCAAAATCTATTCTTAAAGTACCTAATTTAGGAACTAAGACAGTATCTCCTACATGACACGATCTAATAGGAATCATTTTACCGTATTCAGATAATCTACCAGACCCGATGGCTACTACTGTACCCATTTCTGGTTTTTCTTTTCCTAAATCTGGTATTACTATGGATCCGTAGGTTTGTTCTCCTTCATCTAAAGGTTTAATCAGTACTCTATCATTAGAGGGTATTAATTTTTTAGTCATAACTTATTTATTTATTATTAATATAAGATTAATTTATTTAAGAGGCAACTCGAGAGCGGGAAAGTTTAGCTAATTTTCAAAGTTTTTGGTTCTGATCCTTTAGCAAAAGGAATAATAACTTGTAATAGTCCGTTTTTAAATTCAGCTGTAGCTTTACTTAAGTTAAACTTACTATCTATCTTCCAACCTAAGTTGAATGATCTTTTAGCGATGCCTTTGTGAATATACTTTCCAGTATTATCATCGCCGTCTGGTTTATCGTAATTTACTCTAATTATATTACCTTCTATTTGAATATCGATATCTTCTTTTGAGATCCCGGTACAAGCTATATCTAAGCCTAAACCTATTTCTTTTTCGTAAATATCTACTGGGTGAGGTAATTTGGATTCTGCCAACGGTCTGTAAGTGTTGGCGTCTTGGAAAAAATTTCTTACTAAAATGTCGAACGGATTACGTTCATAAAATAATGTACTCATATCATTGTGTTTTGTGAGTGCCTAAGCTACTCGGTTAATAAAAATTAAAATCGCTCTCGAGTCGATTCTCTTTATAATAAATATCTCTATTTTTAGTTTTAATGTCCATCTCTCCAGTTATCTGATATCTCAGGAGGTGCTTTTAACGTAACGCCAGGTAGTTGAGTAGTAGTCTCCATAATCTCTTGAACTATAGGAGCAAACATAGCAACATCTTTCTTATCGCAGTTAATAATCAATTGATCATGTACTTGAGCTTGTACAGAAGCATCTATACCAAGTTCTTTAGCTTTACGGTTAATTACTAAAGCAGCTCTATTCACAACAGCAGCTGCTAAACTCTGTAACTGAAAGTTAAGGCAGTTATTAAGCCCATTTCTAAAGTCTCTATAAGCTTTGATAACCTTATCTTTACCGTAAGTAGGTTCTAACGACTTTCTAAATCTCCAATCCATTAATTTATTATCGAATTTTTCATAGTACTGCTTAACTCGAGGCAAATGTCTAATTCTACCGACGTAGTTAGTTATACGTCCATAGGCTTTAACTTCTTCTCTAGATCTCTCTCTCCATTCAGCTAACTGAGGAAAACCATCTAGGTATCCTTTGATAAGTCTCTCAGCTTCTTTCTGATCTACACCTAATGTCATTTTAAGAGCATAAGCTTCCATACCGTAGGCAATACCTAAAGAATAAGCTTTAGCTTTATTACGTTTAATAGGGTCTAGCTTTTTAAGGTAGTTATCAGCTTTTTTATCAGCAGATACTCCTTGTAAGTTCTCAGTTTGTATAGCAACAGTAGAGTAGAAGTCCCATCCTTTTCTAAATATCTCCCTTAGGTTCTCATCTCCTGTTACTGATGCAAAGCAATGAGGCTCTAGTGATTCGTAATCAGCATCGATAACCTTTCTACCATCACCAGCAGTTAAGAAAGCTCTAACTATATTAACATACTTCATAATGATAGGAGCATCTTCTCCTTCTTCTAAAGGTTTAGGCAGCTGTTGAGCATCAGATCCATAACGACCAGACACAGTTCCGTTCTGCTTAAAGTAAAAGTAGTATCTACCGTCCTCATTCCTATCTCTAAATCTATCTACGTAAGTAGACTTAATCTTAAGCAACTTATTATATATACGTAAGTTCTCAGCCCATGCATAAGTCTTAGATAACTCCTCAACCATACTCATGTCAAACTTATCTCTACCGGATTTAGTATTAGCTCCTGATACTTTAGGTTTAATGCCCATATACTTAAAGACTATCTCTCCTAAATGCTTCTTTGACTGTATATTAATGTAGTCTCCATCGTTAGATTCTTTCCATAGCGACATCGATAAACGTGCTTTCTCAACGTCCTCTAGTAGGCTTTGATCTCCGGTAAGCAAAAACTGCTTAACACTAGAGTCATCTAACTCTTCGATATACTTTTGAGTAAGAGAGTACTTACCAGTCTTTTCGGACTTAGGTAATGGTAGAGAGTACCTTTGTACTAGCGTTTGAGCCCAATTACCTTTATGAGAAACTGGATAGTTAGTCATAGAAGTAGCTACTACCCATTCTTTAACCTCTGGTATAGCAAGTAAAGACTTCATAACAATCTCTTTATTCTCTTTTTGATCTATTACTATCTCGTCATGTATCTTATTAAGTAAGTTCATATCAAGATCGACTCCTTGAGCTTCCATAGGTACAGTCACTTCACGGTAGATAGGCATAACCTCTTCTTCAAAGAAAAACTTCTCTAAGCCTTCCTCTTTAAGCTTTTTAAGGTATAGATTACATATACGAAGAGTAAGATCGGTATCTGCAGAAGCATACTTAGATAATATATCTAAATCAGCTTTATAAATCTCGTATAAAGCCTTTGTAGTCTGGCCACCGTTCTTTTTAATACTCTCTTTAAGTTCAACTTGCTCTTCGTTAGCGGCTTTCTCTACATCTAAGCCAAGCTCTTTCTGATTCATTATTGCAATTGACTTTAACCCAAAAGGATTACCGTAACCAAAAGCACCTTCCTCGTAAACTGTATGAACTAGTAAACCAGTATCAACCCAAACGTCAGGAAGTAAATCTACACCTAAATAGTTCTTAATAAACTGAACGTCAAACGAAGCATTATGAAATACAAGTTTCTTACCTTTAAGTAACTTAAGTAAGTTCCTAGATATAGTTTCAGTAGAAGTACCGTCGATAGTCTGTAATTCTAGTTCGTCTTTATCAAAGTTAAATACTAAAGTAGGTAAGTAGAAACCTATTCCTTCGTCACCGGATACAGACCATCCTACAATCTTATCCTTTCTAGGATTAAGACCAGTCGTCTCGGTATCAACAGCAATAACTTCTGATTCAGTAATATGTTGATGTAAGAGTTTTAAGGTCTCCTTATCTTGGACCGTATAGTACTTTTTTTCTAACTGCATATAATATAATATAAGAATTTTTTTATAATTTACAAACTAAATAATTATTAATTAAGGTATTCCAATTATCATTAGTAGGTCTAATAGAACATTTTTTTCTTTGTCCATTAGTCATCCAGTTTATCATTTTTAATTCTCTTCTTTCATTAATATAGAAATCCCTATCATTAACAATTTTTTCTCTTGGAACATTAAATACTTCTCCTGTATCACATATAACAGTCAAAAAGTCAAAATTAAGATCAGAATGAAGCTGTATAAGATTTCGTTCAGAAGATTTTTTAACATCCATCTTAGGAGTTAAGAATTTTACTGAATAAGTACCTAGATCACCAGTACCGTCTATATTATCTTGTCTTGGAGGAGCTGGTTTATAACCTTTATCTATTTTTTCAAGAATAATTTTTTTAGCTTGAGCCTCACCGTATAAGCCAGACACTTGGTCAGGGTCTAATCCTTCTAGTGGAGCTAACTCTTTAAGTTTATTACAATACTCTAGTATGAGATTTAAATTTTTTGACATAATATAACCTTTTTATTTACTATAAAGATAAGAAAAATATCTCAGGGAGACAAGCTTTTTTTATAAAAATCGTAAAGTAAGTCTCCTAGAATCTTATACCCATGTCTATTAGGGTGATTTCTTTGACCTGGAGGGCTAAACGCTAGTTCAGTATTTTCAAATACATCTCCTCCTATTTTATTCAAATGATCCCAAGCAGTAGAGGCTCCAAATTTCCAATACTTAGTCTTGTCTACTAACCCCCATTTTTCATTATTAGAATCAAATGAATTCATCTCTTCAAAACCATCTATAAAGATATATTGACATTTTTTATATTTGAAAAATTCTTGAAGAAAATAAATATAGTTAAAATTTACTAAATTATAATACGCACTATCATAACATACAGTCATATATTTCTTAAAATAATCCTTCATAAAAGGAGATAAAACTTTGTCAATATATTTTATATCTGCTTCATTCTTATGATATCTTTTTAAAAAATTTATGCTTCCATAATCAGAAAGGACTTCATTTAAAGACCAACCTAATCCTATTGGTCCGCTATCTGTAAAAGACTTAGGAAAGAAAGGAATTTTATTTCTTATTCCTGAACTCCACATTACTACTATAAGATCTTCTTCATTGAAATCTAAAAGAGAATCTTTTTTAAATACATCATTAAAAATATAATCGTTAGACGCTCCACAAGAGCCAGCATTCAGAAATTTAGTATCATATGTTCGATTTCCAACTTTATAAGATTCTTTAATTTGTAAAAGTTTTGCTAATTGAGTGGGCCAACTATACTTAAAATTAAATTCGCTGATTATACTACATCCTTCACTAGGATTATCTTTATATTTTTTTTCTATTTTAACTGTTTTTTCTAACCATGCTCCTTCTCCTTCAGTGAAACTATCCCCAAATGTTATTAACCTATTAATCATTTATAAATTTTTTTACGTAATTATCAAAATCCAAAAGATGGCTATTGCTCCAATCAGCATTTTCATATACTCCATGTAGTTGGTCTAAACTAAAAGTATTCCAATCATCTACCAATACCATAGGAAAATATTGAGAAAAATACTCAGTAACTAAACTTCTATCAACTATCGGAATAGTCTTTAAATAAAGAGCTTCCCATGTTCTATGACAATCAACTCCATTGCCTTCTGGTGATATAATGAATTTGTGGTTTTTAAGTTTATTTAAGTATTCCTCCTGTGCTGTAGGTTTACTCCAAACTAATCCTATCTCTTTACATCTATTAAAGCAATCAGGTCTTTTTATATCTCTGCATCCACCTTCTACTGTAAAATTGAAAAATATTTCTTTCGTTTTACTACAAGGTACGTCTATACTTTCAAAAGTATCTAAGTCTCCATAAGGCCAACAGCTATTACCTAGCCCTATAGGAAGAGGAGTAACTCTATCATCTCTTACCAATACGTTTTGAGCATATATTTTTTTACAATTAGGAATATTAAAATACCTTAAGTCTTCTTCTTCAACTGGTGAATCATTACAGTGGAGAACCAACGAAAAAGGATTTTTCATTTTTTCTAACATACTGTATAAATCTACTGGTCCGCTTTCTATATGATCTTGTTTAATAGTAGATTTAATTAAATCATTGTTAACATATATAAGACCCCAGTTGTCATAACTATCAAAAGTATACGCACTATGAGCTCTACTAAGTTTAGATTCATAAGGAAAAAACTCAGGAACAGAAATTTGAGTAGAACACAGATCTTGAAATTTTTCTCCGGAAATATAATTCATAATAATTCTTCTGGGTAATCTTCTTTTTTTATTTTAATTCCTGTTTCTTTTTCAACTGAATGTAAAACAGCGAGTTTTTTGTTTTTATCTCCAGTGCAGAAATGCCAGGCTAGAGTATTTTGAAAATTAATAATTGACTTTTGTAATCTATTTATAGACTTTTCAGCTAATTCTATATCTTCTTCACTTACTTCTATTTCTATATTATTATTACCAGCAATTTTGACTAAACTTAATAAATCGTTATAATCATAGGCTTGTTTTAGTTCTGAAAATGTTTCATCGGTACCTCCTTTATCTGGATGTAAGTGCTTAGAAAGCATTTTATATATCTTTTTTAATTTTTCAGGTTTGTTTCTTTTTTTTATTTTTTCTTGTTCACTAGGAGGTTTATTTCTTACTTCTCCAGTCTCTTCATTAACCCACATTTCAGCATTTTTATCTATAAAGTATTTTCCAAAATACCTATTAAAGACAGTAGCATACTCTTCAGCTTGCTCTTCAGTATCTTCTAATTCTAACTCTAAAAATTGATACTTATGCGATAATTTTTTTATAATTCGAGACATTACATTTCCCCATATAGATCAAACTTTTCAGGTTCAGGTTCTTTTATATCTACTTCTGTCTGATTAATAGCGAATAATTTTCCATTTAAAGGTTCTAATCTATAGTGGCCTTGAAATTTAGTTTTTCTAACATATGTATTTAATGTCTGTACTAACCCATCTATAATATTTTCTCTATCAATAACTAATTCCCAGTTATCTCCTGGAGGTACTCTTTCAGCTATAAGTTCGATTTCTTCAATTATTTCTTTACTCATATTCTTTATTTAATACATCAGGATTTTGTTGCATAGTTTGTTTAGTAATTAAATCTTTAAGTTTTGTTGTAGACCAACTATGAGCTCTAGACGTATATACGATCTTAGGAGGCAAATCATCTCCTGTAAACGTTTTACCTATGTAATCTTCTCCAAGAATCCTGATATCTGGTTTAAAATTTACTATTAAGTTGTAAAGCTCTTCTTCAGTTTGGTATACAAATACCTCATCTACATAAGATACGGCCATTAAAGCTCTATATCTTTCATATAAAGGTATAACCGGTTTATATTTACTAAACCTAGTTAAAGACGGGTCTCTTTGTAAAAAAACTATAAAGTGATCACAGTGTTTTTTTGCATCCTCAAAAGTATAAATATACCCTGGGTGAAGAAGGTCAAAATTACCGGCTGTAAAGCCTACTATTGGTTTTTTACTCATTGCCTTAATGTTTTTGCTAATCTAAATTCCTTTTCTTCAAACATAGCTGGGATAAGCATATTATGAGATGCTCTAACAGGGTTAATATCTAAACCTCCTCTTCTAGTATATAAACATGCTACCATAAGCTGCTCTGGTTGAAAAGCATCAGTTAAATGCTTGTAAACCATTTCACAAATTTCTTCGTGGAAGTGACTTACGGTTCTATGTGAAACTATATACTTTGCCAATGAATCTGCTGTAGGTAAATTTTCACCTTTTATCTTAATGTATACATCACCCCAATCTGGTTGATTCGTAACTCTACAGTTAGATCTTAAAAGGTTAGATTTTAACCTTAATTCAGGCCATGCTAAATTCTCTTTTTTAGCTTTATATGATTTTAACTGAGAGGCATCGGATTGAAATGCTGTAAAGTCTATCTCATCTAGATCTACTATATCTCCTAAGTCTTTATAGTTCATAAAAGATAAAGGTTTTCCTTCTTCTTCACTAGCATAAAAAGAAACAGTTGTATTAGTTTCAAGTAACTCATCTAAATCTCTCTTTACTCTTGCTTCAATACCGCTAATACAGTCTCTAGCATTATCTGCTATACGAGTCATATTAAATGAATTTAAATAAAGTTTTATTGACTTAGATTCAACGTGATATTCACTATTTGAAGGACAAACTATTTTAAGCATACCTGCTACCGGTTGACCTTTAGTAGTGATAGCTGATACTTCATAACAGTTCCAAGTATCTACTCCTACAAAACTGTCTGAAGTTAGTCCGTAACCTTCTCTGTTTAAGTATCTTGGTACTTTAACTAATAATTCTGGTGAGTATGTATCTTTATACCCATCACCGCCTACTTTTCCTAAATGTTTAGAAGCAATATCTACTACTTCTTGATAATTTTTAACGTCTGCATTTAACCCTTTTTCTTCCATAATTTTAATTTATAAATTCTAATATTTGATTCACACGCTGTAATGGTGACCCTGTTACAGTAAGGTAGGGTTTTCTTACTCCTTCTAGAAGTAATTTAAATTCGTTATCAATTGATACTCTCCATTCTTCATTAATACTTCTTACTCCATCGTCTACAGAATCAAACTCTATAGGGAAATAAATATAATGAGTATATTCATTCTTAACTCTATTCCAAGTATCTTCTATATAGTTATGAGCTTCTTTACTAAGTTTGTCCATGAAAGTAGAATAAACAACAAGATCCATATAACATCTGTCTAATATCATATTACCAGGATTAAGTAAAGCTTCTAGATGAAATGAACTAATAGCTAACTGAGTCTCAGAAGTTCCTGCTTCGTTAATAGGAAATCCATAAGAACCTACTGTACGAGTAGATTCATTAATAAATTCGTACTTAGGTAATTTATTTTTAAGTAGTTCATACACAGTAGTCTTCCCTGTACTACTAGCTCCTACTAATGCTATTCTTTTTACCATATAACCTTTTTATTCAATATACGAAAAAATTATCGAAGACTCAAATAATCATTAAGAAAATTAACCCATAAACCTAAGCTTACTCCTTTTAATTTATCATAAACTTCATCAAGAGTAAAATCATCATTAGGTATACTAGCTTCAGCAATTACTTTACCTTCATCTACTCCTGCTGTTACTTTATGTATAACTGATCCGATCTCTTCATATTCACGTTCATAAGCTTTTATTTGAGGGTCTTTACCTTTAAGGTCAGGGTACTTAGTAATTAAACCAGGATGACCATTATACAACTTAACTCCTTCTGTAACAAAGCCTGGTATAATTCTTAACCAACCATGAAGAGTAACTAAAGCATCAGGAAAATATTGTAAAACATCTAAATAGTTTTCCTTATCTGGGTAGTTTTTAAATGTCCAGTAACTTCTTTTTTCTATTCTAGGATCTATAGTTCTTAAGTGTGTTGGCCTCTCATTAGTTATAATTCTATCAGGCCATCTCCCTATACTTTCAGCTATATCCGCTATTTCCGCTCCAGTTTGACTAAAGAACGCTATCCACCTTATGCCTTCCGTTTGCATACCATCTAAATTTTTGAATATTATTTTTAACTTTATCTATGTCAATCTCTTCTAAGTCCATATTAATTAGCTCATGTAACTTTTGAGATTCTTTACTCCATAAACCTTCATCCCCGTACGTAATACCTTTTATTCCGTGTACTATTGGATTAGAAGTATCTAGGGAATAAATCCATTTGTAATCTGCATGCTTATAGAATGCAAACTCTTGAGGTAACCCACATCCTAGTAAGTGATGAGGTTTATTAGTGTTTATCACACCGTCTTTTAATAGATCTCCTAATAATTTAACTCTTCCTAACATCCAACTTACATATTTGTTAGGATGCGGGACAGAAACGCTATAATAAGAATAGTCAAAAGATATAGCAATCATATCAACTTCTTCCATATCCATAAATTGATAACATCTTTTTATCTCTTCATAGTCTTTTCCTTGGACTACTCCGATACTCTTTCCATGTAACCTTGGATAGTCTCTTTTAAAATCTTGACATTGACCTATAGTAAGAGCCATATTCTCTAAAGCATCTGGGATTATATACCATGAGGCTTTTAGACGGTTAACCCATTGAGCAAATCTTTCCGCTTCAAATGCTTCTTCTAACTCAAATATAGAATTATCTAATATAACTTCTCTTCCTTTTTTTATAGCTCTTTCAAAAGTATCTCTATATCTAGGATTTTCTTCTAATAGGTGAACTAATGCATAATCATAATCTGTAAACCTCTGGACTTCATCAAAGATATCTAAAGGTGCTTCGTGTGCTATTTTAATCATCTAATTTTAGGTCGCTTAAGTTTTTTAAAGATTCTGCTAATTTAACATGTAAATCATCTATAGTTTTAGTTGATTCAAGTACATTATTTATTGCTTTTACAGCTATATCGAAAGGTACATATTGTTTACCTTCTATTTCCACTACGTGATCGTTTATATTAATCATATATTATTTATTTCTTGATTAGTAAAGAACTGAGATAAATCAGGTCTATAGTAATTTACGCTTTTCATTACTTTTCTATCTCTCGTTCTATAGACAATAAACCGTCCTTCATTAAGTTTTTCAAAATGACAGGCCTCACCTTGTTCCTTACTTCGTTTGCTGACGGTAAGTAGGGCCTCTTCTTCAGTTTTACAAGCTTTAGACATATTGCTTCCTTGTACTTCTTGATATGCTGGCCATATCTTATCCTTAAGGCCATGTAACATAGTACCGTTCCCAAGGGAAACATAAGTAATGTCGCACAAAGCATCCAGAACTTCCACAATGTCGCCCCGTTCGCAAGCCTCTCTATACTCTTCAAGTTCTTCGAGTATGAAGTCGTAAACAAATTGCCATTCTTTTTTTTCTGGGATTGTTGGTTCATAATTATTAGGTTTACCAAAGGTTGCGTTAAACTCTTCTACCTCGCTAACAAATGGTACATTGTTAACCCATGTAGGTAGTTCTTCTTCTTCAAATAATTTTAATTGTTTAGTCATAATCTTCTGTTCTTTCCCAGCCATCTGGAGGTAATGGCATATCTAAGGGTATTCTATCGTAATCGTCTTCCATTCTAACGATATCGTCTTCTCCAAAATAAGTACCTGTTTGTACTTCTATAAATCTTACTTCTTTCTTAGTTTCATTCCAAGCTCTATGCATAGATCCTCTAGGTATTTTTATAGATTCGCCATACTTTCTAAATACTTTTTCGTCATCTAAAATAATAGTAAGTTCTCCTCTGGTAATAATCCATATTTCTGCTCTATGAATATGGTATTGATAAGATAATCTCTGTCCAGGTTTAACTACTATTTCCTTTACCTTACAGCGTTTACTATCTTTAAGAACTTCGTATTGACCCCAAGGTCTGATGTCTACGTTACTCATATACTGAATTATATAGTTTATATAGCTCTTCGGCTATTAGTTTATGCCCTATGTCAGAAGGGTGAAGTTTTCCTTCATGTATAGTTTCATGTAAATCTTCTCTCTCAAATAATTTTTTATCATCAAATTGATTTAAATAACTCCAAATACTCTGTTCTTTATATTTCCAGTATTTATTTTTATCGATAAATTCTGTTTTATCATATACATCGTTACTAATAAAAGTATCGAAGGCATCTATAAAGATATGATTAATTTTATAAAGATCAAACATATACTGTAAAAAATATACTAAGTTCTGGCTATAATAGTCAAAATGTATATTGTAGTCAAAGTAATTAGTGAAGAACTTTTTCCTATAGTTGAGAACAGATTGCTTTACTGAATCGTTACTCTCAGATAATTGGTGATATTCATTTTTTACATGGAAAGCTAGTTCGTTTAATCCAAACGATAACGCATTCATTCCTAATTTAGATCTACTTTCAAAATAACCAGGAAAGAATTCCGGTGTATTTCTTAAAGGAGAAGTAAAACAACAAATAACTAAGTCACCTTTAGAAAACTTACCTTCACTTATATGATTAACAACTAGATCTAAAAGATAATTTGGATTAGACCCTAACTTTCCGAAATTATTAAATTCACAACCAAGTAACTTAGCTAGTTGACCAGTAAATGATAAACCTTCTCTGTACTTTCTTAATTCCGGTGTGCCATTAAGTTTTCTTTCAACTTCGGTATTTACACCGTTGCCGGCTACAAAACTACAACCATAACTATGTACCTTCATACTTAATGTTTACATATTGAAGCTAATTCGATATTTTTATAAAACTCTGCTTTAGCTGAGTCTTCATCTAAGAATGCTCCTGTTAATTTAGCTGTTTGCATTGAAGCTCCTTGATGTTTGACTCCTCTACAACTAACACAGTTATGAGTAGCTGAAATCATCACAGCGACGCCTAAATTACCTTCACATATCTTGTTTACTGCATTATGTATTGCTACAGTAAGTTGTTCTTGTATAGCACCTCTTCTACCGAATTGCTCTACGATTCTATTAAGCTTTGATAACCCAACTACTTTACCCTCAGCTGAAGCAATATATGCTATGCTTACATTACCTCCTATAGTTTGATGATGATGGGAACACATTGAATGAACTGGTATGTTACTTTCTTGTACTATTCCATCATATCCATCAGAAGGAAAAGCTGTGATCTTATCTAAAGGTTCATATCTTCCTTTCCATAAATCATTAACGTAAGCTTTTGCTACTCTCCTAGGAGTATCAGATGAATTTGGATCTCTTCTCCATTCACAGCCTAATTCATCTAAAAATAATCCAAATTTATGAGCTGCTTTATTAATAATGTCTTCTTTTTCAAATTCAGTTAGTCTTGCTTCTTCACCTTCTATTCTCTGTTTATTATATAGTTGAGTAGATATACCATTTGCATACCCAGGCTCTACTAACTCAGTACCTTCTATAAATTTTTTTGCCATTTAGTTTGTTTTTTTATGAGGTTCTACGACTCATTATTAATATAATATAAGAATAATATTTTAATTATCCAAATAATCTTGTTTAGTATTACTATCATTTCTCTCCCATGGAAATACTAACCATCTATCATCTTCTATTTTTTCTCCGTAGTATTCTGGGATAGTTTCTGATATGTATCTCATACATAAAGTAGCTGTAATAAATCTAGGAGCATAGTCTTTCATAGTGACTCCTGAATCACATATATCGTCTACTAGTAATATATCTTCGTTTTTGAATCTAAGATCATGTCGACCATACTTCTTAGCTTCGTCGAATGGAATGTAGGCTACACCTAATTTATGACTTAACATGATAGCAGGTATTAGGCCACCTCTAGGAATACCTGAGATATATCTTAATTTTTTATCCTTTAATCTTTCTGCTAATTCTTCTATTTGATCGTCGACCCATTTCCAGGACATAAAAACCTTTTCTTTCATAACTTATTTAAATTTGTGATCTACCCATTTTTTGTAGTAATATAAACCCATCACTAAACTTACGCCTATCGCTCCATCAATCCAATTAGTGAGTTCTTTATATCCTCCTGATTGCCAAAGTTCTGCTAGTGTATCCATACTATTAGGTTGTAGTCATAGTCCACATCGGATGCAGTTGATAAGCAACAGTATTATTACCCGAAGGTACTACTTCTTCCAACTTTTCTTTAATTAGTGTAATAAATAAGTCTTTAGTCATTACAATTTACTTCGTATTCTTCCCATTCTTTAATAGGATCTATATTAGGAAAATAAAAACACTTTGTAGTATTATCATCTAAAAATTTGATATGCTTTTCGAAACCTGAAGGTAGTGTGGCTCCGTTAGCCATAACTGAATCTGAAAATATAACGTTAATGGTAATTTCTAAATCTTGTTCATCATCCCATTTACGTTCTTCGGCTTCTAATAATCTCCATGCCCCTCTATTAAGTTTATCTTTCTGCAATGCGCAGTTAAGGAATGAAAATGTCTGTTTTAAGTTTTCGTTTGAATCTGAGAATGTAGCAGCAGGTGCTAAATGACCTTTGTCATAAGGGTAACCTTTGTAATCGTTATTATCAGAAGTGTAGTAATCTTTTTCTGTTCTGAAATTCATAGAACCCCTATCTACGTTTTTTGGTCTATCAGTAGATAAATATGTTAGGGTAATTGGTTGTTGTTTACTCTCTGAGTAAAAGACAGTGAAAATAGGTGTCTCAACGGTAAGGTCTTCACAACATTCTCTTTTTTCTTGGGATAATCCTTCATTGGAGCTGCCCATTAGTGCTAGTATTACTAGTAATCTAAGTGTTTTCATAATTTAATCCGAAAAATTCGTAATTTTTCTTTACATATTTGTTAGTGCCCTCTTGTTCAATAGCTTCTTCTTCTGAGTCATAGATTGCTTCTACCGGGCATTCATAGATGCAAGCTCCGCAGTCAATGCACGTATCAGGATTAATGTACATTGATTCTTCCGCTTCGAGAATACAATCCTCTATTGGACAAACCAGTATACATGCACCATCCTTTGTGTCAATGCATTTACTGCCAATGATATGGCTCATTAGACTTTAATATACTTCTCTAATATTTCTAATCTTTCGTGTGCTGATGATAATAATTTTAATGCTTCTTCACAGTTATCCCAATAGTCTTTTGTGGAATGATCTCCTATTCCAGCAGGGTGAGATGTTAAGATAGTGAAACTTGCTAATGCTTTTGCTTTATCAGCTTCTGCTTGTTTTTTTAAAAATTGGTAGACGTGTTCTTTCATACTTAATTGTTTATATTATACTTCTCTTTGATCTTCAAATGCTATAATGTGCGGTCTCCAGGTCATTCTATACCCGTTATCCCTAACCCAGTCGAATAGTATTGGGTATGATTTATATAATGCCGCTCTTGAGTCCCCTGCTGGCATAAACCAGACTTTATCTTTAGGAGCATCAAGAAGGGATATACATTCCATAATTTCCTTTAATGAATTGTTGTCTTTACCGTCCCAAACAGGTTTGAGGTGGTAATCTGAATGATATTTAATACTTTTCTTAATAGCCTCATAGTTTAATCTAAACCTATTATGCGTTTTAATCATCATCTCTGCTCTCCTGCCCTCTAATTTCTGTCCATTAGGTAAAGTAGCTCCATCTTGAGGAACTGAATTACTGAACTTAGGGCTAATACTTAGTAGATTAATAGGGTAATCAGTTTCTAAGTAATGAGAACCTTCTGTCTCGATAGTTATAAATATGTCTCTTTCTTTAGCAAAGTGAGTTAATTCGTTAACTAATTTAGGATGCATAGTCGGTGAACCTCCAGTTAACATCATTTCTGATATTTGAGGATTATCGTCATACATTTTTACTATGTCGTTAAAAGACCATTTGCCTTTTTCCGGATGAATACTTGTATACCAACTATCACACCACCCTCCTTCTCCAAAAAAACATCTATGAGTACAGCCAGTAGTTCTAATTACAACTGTAGGGTACCCTGCTCTGGAACCTTCTGACTGTACTGCTGTATAAATCTCTACTATCGGTAGATTTTTATTATAATCTTCAATTCGACCCAGGGACATATATGGCTGCGTTTTTTCCGTGTTCTCTAAATTCTACTTTTGCAATTTTAACTCTTCCTTTTGTTTCCTTAAGCACAAATTTATTTACCTTATTATAAACAAACTCTGCGAATCTTTCTGCTCCTACAGCATCTATAACTCTAACTTGAGCTACTCCTACTTCTCCCATTTTTAAAAAAGAATCTTTAAAAGGATCATCATTAGCTACTATAAAGGTATGATCGAACATATAATCAAACCAATCTTTAGGAGACTTACCTCCTATTTTAGTCTTTGCTCTTTTCATTCCGCCAAAATCCCATACCCAGTTTCTTTCGTCTAAATCTCCTTCAAACCATAATTTAAAAGATATACCGTACCCATGTAAAAATCTACAATGAGTACCATCTGCTTTCCACTGTCTAAATACTGTAGAAAATCCATCAAAAACCTTAGTAGACAAAAATTTAGGTTTTTGGATTGCTTTTTTTGATAATTTACTATGATATACCATTATACTAGTTCTTCTCCAATTCCTACTAATTCTGCTAAAAATAATCCAATAAACCCTATTTCAATCATACCAAAGAAACCAAAAGCACAAGCTGCTAGTCTAATTGCTGATTTAATAAAGCTAATTCTCTGATGTAAAAAAGCATCAGGTAAATCTGTGCTAGTTGAGTTTTTAATTTCTACCAATTCTAACTTCAGATCATTAAGCTGAGTTTGATATGTGATATTCTTTGATTGTCGACCTTCAAGGTCTTGTAATTCGGCAGTTACATCTTTATCGGTGATGTGTATCTGTTCGCCTTTTCTAAATATAGCCATTTTCCGTGTTTTTAAAGTGGTGCTGTGACACTATTGTCTGTTATGTTTAAGTAAGATACGATAAATATTTATTATATCCAAATATTTAAAAGTTTTTATACGTAAAAGGGTCTCTTTTTTTAAGTTCTTTTAATTTTTCTTCAAACTCTTTATCTAATTTTTCTTTTAATTTTTTTTCTTTTTCTTCTTCTGTCATTTTTTTCGTTTTATTAAATAGTTATTTATTACTAGAATATCTATTTCAGAGCTTATAAATCTTTCTATAGCCTGTAACGGTGTTCTAGTAATAGTCTGATCTTTAAGGTTAAATGAAGTATTAAGTAAAACTTCATGTCCGGTTACTTTACCTACTTCTTTAAGTAGCTTGTAATAGTTCGGATTAGATTGATTTGTAACTGTTTGTACTCTCGATGAACCGTCTATATGAGTAGCAGCATTAAATAAGTTACTCTTATTTTTAGCTACTATATTCATATAAGGGACTGGTTCTTTAATATCAAAATATTTCTTAGCATTGTCTAAGGTAACAGAAGGTGCAAAAGGTCTAAAACCTTCTCTTTTTTTAATAATCTTATTTAACCTTTTCCTCATATTGGCATACTTTGGAGAAGCTATAATTGACCTATTACCTAATGCTCTAGCTCCAAATTCCATTCTCTCTCTAAATAATGCAATAATTTTCTCTTCATTAATAGCATTAGCTAAGTGAACTAATAGCTCATCATTATGATGTCTTTTAAAATTAATGAAGTTACTAAAATAACTTAATACCGGTATAATTTCGCTATCTTTATAAGAATCACCTAAATAGGGATTATTATTGTTTCTACGTTTACCTTTCCAGCTGACTACTGAACTATTGTTAATATAGCTATGTAAACAAGCACCTATAGCAGAACCAGCATCAGAAGGAGCGAAAGGTATATGTACTGATTTAAAGTATTCGTATGCTTTTATATTAGCTACACCGTTATACGCACATCCTCCTCCTAAGCAGATATTATCACTTTTAGTTAATTTTTTTGCAGTTTTAAGTAACTTACTAAATTGGAATTCATAAACTTTCTGTAATGCTGCCGCTAAGTCTTTATGGTCCTGTAACATAGGCTCCTCAGGAAATTTCGGGGCAAGTTCTAGTAACTGACATAGTTCTAAATTAAACATTATCTTATCTGAATATTCCCACGTGAAAAAGGTTTGATCAATTTCAAATTTACTATCAGTATTATTAAAAATAGAATTTAACTTATCAAAGTACCTATCAGGGTTCCCAAACGGAGCTAATCCCATAATTTTATACTCTCCCTCGTTTGGTTTAAATCCTAAAAAAGCTGTAATAGCGGAATATAACATTCCTAGTGAATTAGGAAAATCAATCGATAGTTTTTTTGTAATCTTACCGTTAACTGCCTTAGATATAGTAATAGTTTCCCATTCTCCAACACCGTCAACAGTTAATATAGCTGCATGTTTATAAGGGCTAGTAAAATATGAAAAAGCACCGTGAGATAAGTGATGGTCTATGTATTTAATCTTACCGGTATAGTTAAAATAACAGTATAGTAGAATTTTTGGTGATAATAGGTAGTACTTAGTAAGGAATTTTAGTTTATTAAATAAGGTTCTAAAAGGTTTTTTAGCAAAAGTTTTAACAACCCTATCCTTCTTAGTCTTAGGATTTTCATACCAGCATACTTCGTCTATATCGTTTATATTCTGGATGTTAGCTTTTTTTAATAACCATTGTATGGAGCAAACAGGAAATGAACTGTCATGTTTAATTTCAGTAAATCTTTCCTCCTCTATTGCACTAATTACTTTACCGTCTTTTACTAAGCAAGCTGCTGCATCATGATAAAAAGCGGAGATTCCTAATTGTAGCATAGTTAACGTTTATAACTTACCGTCTTTTCTCATTTTTGCTCTAATTTTTGTAGCAGAAACTTCGTCAATTTCAGTAGGCGGTACATGCTCTATAACGTCATAGCCTACTCCTCTTCCATAGTTAACAGATTCTATGTCCGGTATTATACTAATAAATATCCTTCCTTCTACAATTAGACCGTGTAGTTCCTTTTGAATATTCATCATTACTTCATGTGCTGTCCAAGGTTGGTTATCACTTGGTTCTACATCACGAATTGCTATCCATACGTTTTTACCTTGATTTAATCTTTGATCGATTAACCAACGGTGACCGGCATGCCATGGTTGCCATCTTCCAATAAACATTGAATACTTTTTCATATACCTTCATCTCTTATTAAATTATAACAAATTGCTCTATCACCCGGTTCTTTTGGAGATAAATCATTAATTAAGTATCTTGGACCTCTTTCTATTCCCATAATTAATCTATCGTAAGGTATATTACCTTGAATGAGCTCGAATTGAGTCTGTGCTCTCATAAATTTAGTATCCGGTCGTGCTGTTGTAAGAATAATCATATGACCTTCATCTCTTGCTTGTTGTAAAAATTGTTTTGTAGACTTTATTACAACTGCCGGATTATCGAGATATGTATCAAATTCTCTGTACTTAAAAATAGTACCGTCTATATCTACAAAGTATGTTTTCTTTTTAACCATAAATGTAATTTGATATTTTTAATAAAGAATCCTCTGGTGAATCTAAAGTAGTATCTATATCTAAAAAGTTATCGACAGGTGCTATATAATCATCAGCCCAGTATTTTTCTCGTCCTCTTTTTCCATTTTCAGGGTTATAATGTACGTGTATTTCTTTTAATTGCCAGGATAATTTATCTTTAAACTCTTCTCGTTGGTAAATATATGGAGATACTAGAGAAACTATCACGTCCTTTCCTTTATTATGTAAGTAATGTGCAATTTTTTGTGCTGCATCTATATTTGCTAATCTTCCTTTCTCTGAATAATCCTTATTAGCAAATAACTCTCTCATTTCATCTCCATCTATACGGAACGCATGTGGCATCCATTTATCCTTGAGAGAGTCAGCTAATGTAGTTTTTCCAGAATGTGGTTGACCTGTAAACCAGAATATCATTACCCTATATGTTTTTTAACTTTTGAATTACCAAATAGTAAGTATAAACTCCAAACCAAAGAAGGTATGAATAATACTAAGTAAGTAGTGTAATCTCCATTAGGTAATGTTCCAGCTGATTCATTTAATTGTTCCATTCCACTATTAGGATTAAATCCTTCTAATATAAAAGAGTATATAAATGTTACTGCTACTAACCATCCTGCTTTTCCAGGAAAAAATGCATTAATTCTTTTATATGTTGATGCTAATGAAAACCAAATCATTGGAATTAAAAATAAACATCCTAGCATTATAAGTAATCCTGCAATAATTAGATCTGATTCTATTAGAGCAACTCCTATACCTAGGAATATTCCAATTGGGATAAAAAATAATACGGTTGCTAATCCTCTTAAAAGGTAATCTGTTCCATTAGTGGTATTTTTAAATTGAAAGTACTTACCAAACTTTTCTTTTAAATATTTCATCTTTTGTTTTTAAAATTAGAGCCTCTAGTAGGAGTCGAACCTACAGACTTCTCTTTACAAGTGAGATGCTTTTCCTATTAAGCTTCAGAGGCATTCCGTATTACGCGTATTCAGCTAAAAGCTTTTCAACATGAGTTTTCGCAACTTCATAATTAACTGGTCCACTTTCGTCTTCGTACTGTACAGGATCATCCGCACCCAATTTAATGAACGCTTCGATTCGTTCCACAGATGAAGCGGACTTGTAATCACTATTACCGCTAGGGTAAGGCTTATAAGAAGTGTTAGTCCTACTATAAACGCTATTAAAATCAAGGCCAAGTTCTCTACAGAGCTTTTGACCATCTTGTAAAATTCCATACTTGTCAGTTTCTAAATAAGGTGTAAAATAATCTACTTTATCTGCTTCCCAATTACCTAGTCTAAAGGCGTTATCGTCAGCATCTCTAAACTCTTGTCTGCAATCAGGATATACTGCATGGTCTCCAGCATGGATTCCTAATGCGATATCTGTATTATTTCCATTAGACATTGCCTCTGAAAGTGCAACTGCCTGGACCAAAGAAGCAAATATTTTGTTTCTATTAGGTACTACAGTAGCTTTCATATTATCCTCTTCGTAATGACCTTCCGGTACATCGTCTCCACCTTCTGTTAAGGCTGAGTTTAGAAGATTAACTAATCCGTCTAATTTAATTACTTGAAATTTAACGTTCTTATCATTATCTTTTAAGTAGCTTATTAGTTCTTGTGCTCTCTCAAGCTCTACTCTATGCTTTTGACCGTAATCAAAAGATATTGCAGTTACATTGTCATACTCTGATAAACATCTGAGTAGTAAGGTTGAGGAGTCCATCCCTCCGCTTAGACTAATTACAACATTTTTTGCCATTTTATATAAATTAAATTTGCCAGGTATTTTGAGCGTATAGGCAAACGCTAAGCTCCCATAATGGAAGTAATCTTTTCTTGATAGCTTTTAAATTTTAATACATAGTCCTTAATAGTAGTAAAACTCTTATTATTAGAACTGTTAGTTTTTTCTTCAGCTATAACTTTTAAAGCATACCCAAAGTTACCAGGGTAGCATACTGTTTTAATATACTCTGTATCGTTATCTCCTTTTATTACTCTTTCGTATACAGTAAAACCTCCTGTTGAAGATTTACTTATAAAGAAAGGTTCTAAAACTGGATCAGTTATTATAGTATCTGTACTTGGGATTGAATCTGGTCTTCTTAACATAACTTATTTTATTAATTGTTTTAATTTATCTTCTGTCAGTAGACCTACTTCTTTTGTAAATGTTCCGTCCTCATTAATGAAGACTGTAGCAGGTATACTTCTTATTTTATACTTAGCAGCTAAACCATCAGTATCTTTATCTAAGTTTACTTTAACATAGTCTACTTTGATTTCATTTACTACTTTATCAAATATAGGTGCATAACTTTTACATGGGCCGCACCAGTCAGCATAAAACTTGATTACTTTCATTTCTTAAATTTCTTTTTAAATTTTCTGTTATTACCCTTTTTTGGCTCTTCTTTCATGAAATTATTAACTTTCATCCAGGATACTACTTGTGTGATATTTTGTTTCATAGAATTTGACATAACTTGTTTTTATATAATACAATATACGAAAATAATCTCAAATAGACAACTATCCGTCACAGGATAAACACTCTAATTCAGTACGAGACCCTATGTCTCCATTTATTACTGAATCAGTTCTCAAGTAGTAAAGTGTTTTAATTCCTAACCTCCATGCTGCTTGATGAACTTCATTGATAAACTTAGGAGAATCAGTAGGATCAAAAGCTAAATTGAGTGACTGAGTTTGGTCTATATATTTCTGTCTAGCAGCAGCTTGTTCTACTAATTGTAATTGATTTATTTCTGCAAATGTTAAAAATATAGGTTTATCTTCTGCTGGCATGATATCTACTGGTAAATTAGCTATACTCCCCCTATCTTTCATAATTTGATCCCAAACTTCTTCGGTATTTGATCCTTTCTCTTCTAAGTAGGTCTCTAAAGCAGGATTTTTCCTGATAAAAGTACCTTTAGCTGAATTAAAAGTGTATACATTAGCCGGGACAGGTTCAATACCGGCAGATACTCCACCTGTAAGGGTAGAATTAGAGACTGTTGGGGCTATAGCAAGTAAATGACTATTTCTCATCCCAGTACCTCTACACCAAATTGGTTCTCCGTACTCATCTGCTAGTCTTCTTGAAGCTAATTCTGCTTTAGTTTTAATTTCCGAAAAGATCTGATGAGTTAGCGATGTTGCCGCTATTGAAGAAAATGGTATTCTTTCGTTCTGTAGTAGTGTATGCCATCCTAATACACCTAATCCAATTGCTCTACCTTTTTTAGCAGATCTATGAGACCTTACTAGAGATTCTTTTCCGTTAGTTTTAACTAAAAACTCTTCCATTACTCCGTCAAGAAAGTAAATTGCTGTTTCTATAAGGTCAGAATTTTTCCATTCATGCCACTTAGTAAGGTTAACTGAAGATAAACAGCAAATAAAGCTATGTTCTTCGTCTGTAAAAAGTGTTATCTCAGAACAGATGTTAGTCATTGTAACCTCTAAGTTATTTTTTTTATATGCAGGTGGATTAGCATTGTTTACGTTATCTTTAAACATAACATAAGGTTCTCCCGTTTCCATTCTAGATTTAAGTATTTTAATCCAGGTATCCATAGCCTCTTGATCTCTATGTTCGAGTTTCTGCATAAATGTATCATCCACTACAACACATTGATGTAGGTTTAGACACTGTCTATTAGGGTCTCCTTTAGGACGTCTAATTTCTAAGAATTCTTGTATATCTGGATGATTTATATCTAAATTTACTGAAGCTGCTCCTCTTCGAACTGATCCTTGATTAGTAGCAATTATAGTTGAATCGTAAATTTTAGCCCAAGGTACTACCCCTTCAGATTGACCTACTCCGTTACCGATTTTTCCTCCTCTACCACGTACTTTAGAAAGACCAATACCTACACCACCACCAAGTGACGTTAATCTCATTAATTCAGCATTTGTCAAACCTATTCCTCTAATAGAATCTGGTGTATCTATTCCAAAGCAAGATATTGGTAAACCTTTGTCGGTACCGGTATTAGATAAGACAGGAGAAGCTAGGTTTAACCATCCTTTCCATATATACCTAAAAAATTTTCCAGCTAAATCAGGTCTATCTAATCTTAAAGCTACTCTATCGGCAACTCTTTTATAAGCTTTTTTTGGAGTTTCACCATGCATTAAGTATCCATTAGATATTGTAGCTAATGAAACTTCTGTCATCCATTCAGGATAATCCTTTCCTTTCTCCCATTGGGAGTAATCTACTGTTACACTCATATATTATAATTAAAAAGCTGATCCCCAGTCTACATGACCTTTTGAATAATTCGTAACTCTACTGGCAAAGAAATCAGTATGTTGTTTTCCTGCTATCACTGCATCAAACCATTTCATAGTTTTTAATGCTCCTTTATCAATCTCAGAAGAAGGAACTATAGGCTGTAAACCTAAATCCTTCATCTTAGTATTAATTCTATGCCTGATAAAGTTCTTTAACTCGTCTTTAGTTAAGTTCTCTAGGTCTCCCATTTCAAATACTTTATCTATAAAATCAAACTCTAATTTCATACTCATTTCNGCTGCTTCTTCTATNTCTTTAACTAGTTTATCAGTATTAAATTCAGGATGTTCTTCCATCAACGTTCTGAATAACCAACAACCAGCGTTAGAGTGTAATGATTCATCTCTTACTGACCATTCTACTATTTGACCGACTCCTTTAAGTTTATTTCTCATTTTAAACGATAAAAGAACTGCAAAAGATGAAAAAAGATTTACACCTTCTGTAAACGCAGAAAAAATTGCTAATGACTTAGCTCTTTCATGCCAATTAGCTGTTCCGTCGTCATTATCTCTAACGTTCATTAATGCCTCTATCTTAGCCATAGTTGCTTCATCTTCCATAAATTCAGAAAAGTCATCTAAACCTAACTGTTCATTTAATAATGAATAAGCTTCTGCATGAATAGTCTCAGAAGAACCTAATGTTGTTCCCATCATTATTACTTCCGGTTTTCTAAACCATTTTGTAACTAAAGTAGACCAGTAATCATTTACGATTGTTTCAGTTTGAGCGAATCCTTTTAATATTTGACCTACTACATTCTTTTCGTAAGGTTTCATATTAGATTTCCAGTCAGAAACATCTTGAGCCATTGGAACTTCTGTATGAAGCCAATGTGCTTGTTGTTGCTTGAGCCAGTAATCGTATGCTTGTGGGTATTCGAACGGTTTGTACACTATTCTCTCATCTAATAAACTCATATACTTTAAATATTTACTTTGGTTAAAACTAAAATGTCCTCAAAGGTAATTTAAGGACGCTATAATAAATATAATATATATTTAGGTATCAATTAAAATATATATTATATTTTTTCAAATATTTTGTTAACTGTCGCTCTATCTACTCCTGCTGTATTAGAATTGTCATCTAATAGGTCAGCTGCACTAGTTTCTTCTAAAAATTCTATTTGTCCGTTATTAGTATTCATCTTAATATTATACGTCATACCATCTTGACCGTATCTATTCTTCATAACGTGTATTCTACCGGTACCCAGTACTTTATCTTCTTTTTGTCTTGATAGAGATAGACATATATCAGCAACCATCATTTTATCGTAACTTCCAGCTGCTTTATCACCTTCTATAATACTATCTCTAGCACCCATTCTATTTACCTGAGAAGGTGTAAGAATTGGTATCTTTAAATCTTTAGCTAATGCTTTTGTAGCAATAAATACATCGTCTATTTCATGTTTTCTCTCTGTATTCCTACCTCTAGAAGGAGCTTTTAAGTAATCTACATAATCTATGATTATTAGATCAGGTTTATGGTCTATATCAGCACATTTCTGTACATGTGCCTTTATAGTATTGACTGATGCTCCTTTTGGTGGGTATTCTTTTACTATTAACCTCCCTTTTAGGTTATCTACATGCTTCTGTACTTCTTTTCTATGTTTATTAACATCATCTATGCTGTATCCAGTAAAATAACAGTCAAATCGCTTACCTACATAATCCTCTCCTAATTCTAATGTATAGAAGTTTACTTTGAATCCCATCTTAACTGCATGCGCAGCAATTGCAACCATAGTCCAAGATTTACCGCCGCCAGGAGACCCAAAAATAATACCCAGATCACCGGGACCGAATCCGCCTTGTATACCATCATTAAGAATAGGCCAAGGACTAGGGACAGTAGGGCGATAATCAACCCTATACCTAGTTTCAACATCTTTGTTGTATTCATGTCCAATATTTTTATCCATTCCAGCTTTTATAGCCTTTTCTACTAGATTTCTAATCCCATCGAAGTCTCCTTCTTTAAGTAAATCAGCAGAATCTAATATAGCTGATTTCATCTCTTGATTCTTACAGAATTTAGTAAATTCTTCTTGAACGTACTCTAGATCATCTTTAGTAGCTTGGTATGAGTTTCTAAGTTCTTCTTTTAAAGCAACTTGTAGTACTTCGTTTTCTAATTTTTGGAGTTCGATTTTAAGAACATCCATAGTAACTGTAGTATGGTACTTATCATAATAATCACAAATTTGATTTATAATCCACTTATGTGAATCTGCGTCGAAATAACTATCAGATAAAACATCTCTGACGTTAAGTAAAAAAGCTTTGTCTGTGAGTAATGAACCTAGTACTTTTAATTGGAAACCTTTTCCAAACTGATGTAAACTCTTTAATGTCATCTATAACCTATTTTTTAAAAACCGTTAAACCCCTAAAATTCTCTAACCACCCTTCTGTATTTTTAGTAACTCCTTCTATTTTATCATTATCTAATAAATGTAGAAAAGCTCCTGCCTGTAAGTCAGGTATATCTTCTTTTATAATATCCAATATAGTGTTTTTTTCTTTAATATCCAACACACTTTCATGTAAATTCATTAATTTATAATTCGTCTCTACTTTGTCCCATTCGTGTATTATTTTAGAAAATATTTTTTTACCATCAATGTTGTCTTCGCAGACTTGAAATACATAATCTAAAGAAATATCTGGTTTATTAACAAGATCTGGAAATTGAGATACTATAGTTTTAATCCCTAATCCTTTTACTCCTTTTAAACCATCTGAATTATCACCTAGTAAAGCTTTGACTATATTGTAATTTTCTGGAATTACTTTTAATTCTTCCTCTATATTATCAGCTTTGAATACTTTTTTCTTAACAGGAGCATATACTTCTATATTCTTGTTAATCATCTGTAAAAAATCTTTATCTGATGATATAATGGTAATTTTTTTATTATTCTTATCTGCTTGTTGAGCTAAATATGCTATAATGTCATCAGCTTCTAACTTTTCCATCATTATTTGCTGTAACGGTAAGCATTCTAAGTAGTCTTTAGTTCTAAATAACTGACCTATTAATGCTTCAGTCTCTTCTGCTTTTGTATCGTAAAGCCCCCAATGAGTTATTCTCGATGTTGCTCTATTTGCTTTGTAGTTAGGATCTATGTTCTTCCTATTAGCAGAACCTCCTTTACCGTCCCATACTACAATAACTCTAGTAGGATCAAATATCCTAGTCACATACCCTAAAGATCGCAAAAAGCCAACTAGGCCTCCGATATGGTGGCCTGTTGGACTCATTGCTTTGAGCAGTGAGAAGCTACGAATTAACATATTCATAGCATCTATAACCAGTATATGGTCATTTAGCTCTGGGGGTGGGGTCTGCTTTAAGTTCTTTAGTATTTTAGAGTAGCTCACTAGTCGAGTAAATTAGGTGAAATTGGAGTTTCTTCTAAATCGCCCTCTTCGATAAGGTCAAAGTCTACAGACCCAACTAATTTGAGCCAGTGTTCTTTATGAGCATCCCTATATTTATCGATTGCTCTTTTATCGTCTTCTATAAAACCATGCTGAGTCATTACAATTCTACCTCTTGATTGTACTCCTCCAATATGATTCTTTTCTACCTGAACGTTAGTACGTTTTGCAAACTCTACTTGCATACCATTTTTAATCGCTTTGATCTTAGATGTACCTGGGTTAGTAATATTACCAAAAGTAACTACTAACGTAGCATCGTACCACATTGACATACCTCCTTTATTCTGTAATTTAGGTTGTCCCATAGGGTGCTCAGGTTTCATAGTCCAGACCTTATTGATAGCTACCATAGTATTAGTATAAGGAGAGTTCTCCTTCCTAGATAATAATATTTTCTGGTTTAAATTATTACCAAATTGAGTAGACATTGCACCTGCATTCCATTCATTATTATTCTTATTAGAACGTACTGATAGATCACACGGTACAGAGCCTATACTATCCCAAAAGAAACATAGATCATAAGGTAAGTTACCTTTAGCTTGTTCATCCATTAGGTCAGCTATGTAAACAGCTACATCTTCTATAGTATTTAAGATTCCTCTATCGGCATATAAGAAATGACCTTCATAATCTGTAACTGTTCCGTTGGCATCTGTTACTTCATTAAACTGTAATCCCATCTCTTTAGCATGTTCCCAAGACCATTTCATCTCAGTCACAATGAAGACCGGGAGAATGCCCAGTTTTTGAGCATTCACCGCAGCTTCTATCAGGGCAGTTGTTTTGCCCGTATCACTATGTCCTCTTAACAGAGTGATATGTCCGGTTGGAATACCGGGGAGGGAAGTAATGTCTTGAAAAGCTTTAGATAAAGGAATCCATCCTTGTTCTTTAAACTTTACAGAAGCATTAGAAAATCCTTTCTTACTCTTAAAATTACTTAAATTAAACGACTTACGAACATTCGCAGTCGCTTTTGCCTGTACATCTTTCTTTTTTGCCATACTTATTCGTTAAAAAGGTCATCAAATTTACTTACCGTGTCTTTATTACCAGCTGTTGCAGTTTCTAAAGTAAAGTCTTTCTTTACAGGAGCTTCAGCTTTTGCTGGAGCATCCTCGACTGCACCTGGGTTAAGATGGTTTTGAAGTTGCTTTTTAATGAAATCGTAATCGTACTGAGTATGTACGTCAGAAGGGTCAGGTTGAGTTTTTAACCATGTTTCTACTTTACCATTATCGTCTGACAGAGCAGTTTGTTTAGGTTTTATTCTAACTGATGTTTCAGGGTAAGGATTACCTTGTTGTTGTTCCACAACTAAGTCCCAACCGTTTACAACGTCTGTAATGTCGCCGATATCTTCATCAGCAATTAAAGCTAATAAAGCTTTATATATAGTGATCCCGAATCCCCATAATCTAACACCTTTATCTTCTTCTCCTCTTACCACTACTGGTGCAAAGATTCTTGTTTTAGGTGAAATTTTACCGGCCAATGACCAGTTATCTCTGTCAGAAGTTTTTCTTAGTTCTTTTACAAACTCTTCTACAGGGTCTTGTTTACCAAAATTAGATAAAGCAACCATAGGGTATTTACCTATTCCGTAATGAAACTTTAGCTCTTTAAAGGGCATAGTAGGGTCATAAAACGAAGGTACTAACCTTAGGGTCTGTTTTCCTAATTGTGGTTTCCAAAAAATTGTTGAGTAGTCAGTCTTTTCTCTCTGCTGACCGTTGTTGTTCAAGGCATCTAGCTTAGCCTTAATAGCATTTAAATCCATATAACTAATTTTTAAATTAATAACTTAATATTAATACAATATAAGAAAAATAAAATTAACGAGCAACTATAACTCGATTATTTTATATAACTTTGTATTAATTCTTTTTAAATCTGGTCCTTTGGTAAGTAGTACACAATTCCTAAAATCTGGCCAGTTTATTCTGTATGAAGTATCTAGTACTCCGCCGTTTAACTCTTTAATAAGTGTATTAAGAGCATTAATTGTGTAAAGGGTGTTGGATTCTTTTTTTCTGTGTACAAGAATAGTATTCTCAAGAAACGTTCCTACATTTCCGAAATCAACATTATAAGTGCATATATATTCATTTAAACTTTTAGAATATAATACAAAAATCTTATTGTAAATAATGTTGTAACGCTCTTGGATGTTTTCTAAAACAGGTTCAAGCGTATCTTCTGCAGCGAATGTGCAGAATAATTTATTACTCATATCTTCATTTAAGTTAACTGGATCGATATCATAATCGAACCTACTTTCTGTAACCATTGTCATTTGTTATAAATATTAAAGTGTTTCACAAACATAAATCTTTAGAGTATTTAAATTTAACCGGGTAATTTTTACCTGATTCTAAAATAATCTGTAGCTCTTTTAGCGTATCTTTACCATCTTCTTTATTAAAATCAAAAAGCAGTGAGTCATAAGTGTATAATACTACTTTTGTCTTTTTATTCTGTAGATATCTTAATACATCTTTTAATATAAGTATATTTCTTGAGGTTTCCAACGATTGCATAAGATAATTCATAAGCTTTTGTGGATTCATGTCAGAAAGCTCTTCAGTAAAAGGTTTATTTGATACTGGGTTGTTAACTACACCTAATCCTTCAAATTTAATCCATAGAGAGTTAATAAAGTCTTGTATTTTTACAAATATATCAACATCTTTATATTCTTCTGGTATTCTACCATATAGTGCATGAAAGTTAATTTGTTTTGCTTTAGAATACTCCTCGTCTCCTACTACTTCCTTTTTAAAGTATTTTTTAGCTAATTGCATATGTGCAGATTCATCAGTTAACTCGTAACCTAACTGTTCACATAGTAATCTTACATGATATCCATCAAAATCAAACTCAACAAAAAAATCGTTTTGAGGTTTAAAGCATTTTCTATGCTTATCAGTTTTAGGTATAGCGGCATAATTAACAGAATTAAAAGCATTAGTAGGTCTTGATGTAATATTGTATAAATTATAGTAAGTATAGGTAATATCGTCTACAATATTTTGATTAACGTCCCTAGGGGTAAACATTTCTATAAATTGTTCTTTATGTATCCCAATACCTGATTGTTCGAGTAAAAAGAAAACATTTGTAGCAGTATTATTATAAAAATCAAAACCATCAGGTATCGTTAGGTCTATTGAATCTTTTATTTTACTATAGATATTTTCACTAGCTTCATATAATTTTGAAATAGGTATAAGCTTATTTGTTACTGATATATTCTTAAATTTATTATAAAAAGTATTGATATACATAAAATCTCTAGAGTACTCTAACTTTTTAAATTTTACCATTGAATATAGTAAAGATAAATCCGTTGCTCCTTGAAGATTAAAGTGATAGAGTAATGTCTTTTTATCTAGAGTATAAAGTGTGTTGAAAGATTTTAAAACTTCATAGACACGTTCCCTTTCTACATTAAGGCCTTCTTCGTGATTTATAGGAATAATAAACCCATGCTTAGAATTTATAGGCCTAATATAAACTGCTACTGTTTCAGTTAATTTTGGATGATAGTAAAAGTTAGACGGTACAATATCTACGTAACCTCCTAATCTACCTAATGACTGTAATCTATCTAATTGAGTTTCTGTCTCAATAATGTAAAACATATATAACCTTTTATGTAATATAAGATAAAAATCTTAAACTACAAACTCTCCGTAGTTATTTACTATTTGAGATAACCCCTTTATAGTTTTTTCAGCTTCTACTATACTTTCTTTATTTTGAGAAGATGCTCCGAAATAAATATAAGGTCCTTTATTTATATCTTCAACCGGTCCTTTAAGAATCCAGCTAATAACTACTGATATTGTATAATTTAGTGTGTTAAATTTTTTATAATTTTCTTTATTTACCTCTACTATATTTTTAGTCCTCCTATCTTGAATATAGTACCTATTAAATTTTTCATTTAAATAATCCAGTTTAGTAGGTCGTATAAAGTTATTTTTAAGTACTAATGGATCAGTTGTATCATCAGCAAACCTAAAGTCTTGTAGTTTTTTAGTACTGCTACTAAATTTTTTACCTGTATAAATTTCCCCGGAAAATGATTCTATGTAGGATCCTATATACTCACTACCGTTAGGATTAAATAACTCTCCTCCTTTAGTATGTTTAACGTTATATTTAGATTTCGGTAAGTACATATTATTTAAAAGTAAAGTGCCAATGTCCTCCGGTTGCGTGACCTGTTGGCTTTTCATATTCGTTAAGGTAATCTATTAGACCTAGAGTTACCATACCACTCACCGACTTAAATACAATATCAGATGCTTTTTTAATCTGTTCTGTGGTAGCATCAGTCTGTATTGCTAAATCCAATGCTTTTCCTAGTCTATGGTAAGTAGACTTTGGAGGATTTGGATTAAATATATGAAACAGGTCATGTCCTCCGGTCCATCTAAATTGTAAGTCTTTTATTCCTTGCTTTTTTAATTCTCCTGATATATTCCTCATTAATCCTATCCCTCTAGTAGCCGTAGGAGCTGTTATATCATTACCACTAGAGGTTAACTCAAATCCTTTTTCTGAAAAGTTTGGTGTATTTTCTATCTGTTTTCTTAATCTTGTAGCATTAGGGAATAAACTTTCGTCTTGTTGGTCTACATCCTGTATTACTTCTATATTATCTATTATTCCCGAAAGATTATCAGTTATAGCAACAGTTTCTGTATTCTCTGAAGTAATCATCATTAAAGCTGAAATTGATGTTATCCATTGATTACTTTCTATCTTATTATCTATACCGGTGATGGTAAAACTAACATTA